TCCAGCGAGGCCCTGCTGATCTCGGGCGATTGGACGAAGCTGGTCTACGCCATACGTCAGGACATGACCTTCTCGCTCTCTACTGAAGGCGTCATCACCGACGCCGGCGGGAATATCGTCTACAATCTGTTTCAGCAGGATATGGTGGCGCTTCGGGCGGTCATGCGCTTGGGCTTTGCGCTGCCGAACCCCATCAACCAGATGGAGGAGACTGAGGGAAGTCGCTGTCCCTTTGCAATATTGACAGCGTAAGACCGGCGCGATAGCGCCAGAAAGGAGCAACTGATATGGGACTATTTCCACGAAACCCTAACGTAGACACGAACCTCCAGACCAACGTGTTGGGAACTGTCTACGGGCAGGAATATGTCGCCCACGTAGTCTGGGATGACCCGGCTGCTGCTGACGAAGATGGCAGTGACTTGGGCAGCGTTGAAACATCAGCTGCTGGTACCACTGCGGTGGATGTGAGCAGCATTACCCAGCCGGACGTGCCGCGCAACGTCGTAATCAACCCGTCTGATCTGGGTACTACTACCGACGGCAAAGCTGGTGATATTACCATCACTGGAACTGCCATTGACGGCTCGGTGATCAGCGAAGCCATTGCAGTGGTGGATAACCAGGCCCACGATACGCTGTCGGCAGGGCTGGCGGCCTTTGCGAGTATAACGGCCATCAGTATCCTGATTCAGGACGGTGCCGACGCCGAGTATTATGTAGGCTATGGCGATGTCCTGGGCCTTCCCTATACACGGGCAATACTGCCGTGCCTGGCTGCCTACCTTAATGAGGCACTGGAGGGGACAGCACCGACAATAGTAGCCGATGCGAGCGATATAGAAAACAACACTATTGAGCTTAACTCGGCGCTCGACACAAACCAGGTGGATGCCTACCTGGTAGTCTGATGTAACTAATAACAGCGGGCGGGTCTGAGTTCACGGCCCGCCCCTCAGAGAGGAGCTGAGTAATATGAGCGCAGCGATACAGGCACCTGGAGCGGCGGGCGGAGGAGTGCTGGTCGTCAAGGTAGACGGCGCAGCTTCGGCAGATGCGGCTGGCCTGGGTAGTATTCTGAATCCGGAGGGGGTGCCTTTGCTGATACTGCGAGCCACCTGGTATGTTCTCGTAGAGAGCACCGGGTCCGCTAATATCGGGATCGGGATCACCACGGCGGCGGCGAAGGGCACGGACATACTCAACGACCTGGACGCCAACGCCGTAGAGGGCGACGTGTTCAACGGTCACGTCATGCAGAACGGCGCAAAGACCGAGATCACCGCCCCTGCTATCTGGACCGCCACAACGTATCTCACCATAACTGGCAGCGCGACTTCCGCGGGTATGGAAGCCTACCTGCTGCTGGAATACGTCCGGCTCCCCGAGTAGAGGAGGAGTAACGATGTCGGCAACGGCGGCGCAGATAAAGCGACTTCGGCGGATGACTGATGAACTCGACTTGGTCACTTATGATGACCCAGCTGTGGCCGAGTATATTGAGCGCTATCCGCTGATGGACGAGCGAGGGCAGAAGCCATATACGCACGACACCAGCACGTCGCCCCCCACCCAGGACGACAATGATGACTGGCTGCCTACCTATGACATAAACGCCGCCGCTGCCGATGTCTGGCAGGAGAAGGCTGCTACCCTGGCCGCGGACTTCGACTTCTCGGCTGATGGGGCCAGCTACACACGGTCGCAGACATACCAGCACGCAATCGAAATGGCAGCATACTACCGGCGCCGGCGGAGTATGGCTACGATCACTCAGCGCCCGGACGTAAGCGGAATTGACGCAAGCTATGTCGTTAATGCTGCCGAAGAGGATTGATAATAATGAGTAGCGGAACGAGAGCTTTTGGGACGTTGCTGCGCTATGTACCTGTTGACAGTGCGGCGATAACAATAGGCGAGGTGACCGGCTTTGGGCCGCCCGACGTGGCGGCGGATACCATTGAGATGACAAGCCACCAGTCCACCAGTCGCTACCGTGAGTTTATTCAGGGCCTGCTGGACGGTGGTGAGGTGGGAATAACCTGCAACGCCGTTCCTGCCGATACGGGGCAAGCCGCAGTTCTGGCGCATTTCACCGCCGGCACTGCCCTGCTAATGGAGCTTGCCTTTCCCGACAATTCAGCCTGGGCATTCTCGGCACTCTGCACGGGTTGCCAGCCGGTCACTTCCGCAGATATTGAAGGCAAGCTGGAGTTTGCCTCCACGTTGAAGATAACCGGCGTCCCTGCCTGGGGCGCGTCGCAGGCTGTTGGCCTGACCACGCCCTTCTTCACACTGAGCAAGGGCGACGCTACCCTGTCCCCGGACCCGTCTGCTGCGGCTTATGCCTATACTGCCGAGGTTGACAATGCGGACGATAGCCTCACCGTAACGCCGGTAAGCACCGGCGCAGATTCAATCGAAGTGAATGGTACTGTGGTAGCTACCACCGAAGCGTCTGGCTCGATCTCGCTTTCCGTCGGCGCGAATACCATTGTGGTTGTCTGCGCTGAATCTCTACACCGGACCGCCCGGTACGAGATTGTGGTGACGAGGGCGGCAGCCTAATGCAGGCCCTAAGCACTGACGAATTGGCCGCTATGCAGGAGACGGCGGAGGGTAGCTTCTTCGACGAATGCTACCCGCTGCGCCGCACCAGCGAGGATAATGACTTTGGCGAGCCTGAGGATACCTGGACGCCGGAGGACGATCCGATAGAGTGCGGCTTTGAGCCGGGCGCGCCGCTCACGCGCATTGGCAGCGTGGTAGCCGTGACGGAGGTGGACGCCGTGCTGCGCGTTCCGATTGACACTGACCTTGACCTGGACGATAGAGTGCGGGTAAGCAAGCGCCACGGTGTTGCAGTGACAGCCGAGGACTTCCGGGTATTCAGCAAGCCCCGGCGCGGTCCCAGTGCATTGATAATGGATCTGAAACGTGTCGAGCTATAGAAATCAGAAGGAGCTGAGTACCGATGGCAAGGCAACCAGCAAAAAACGGTAGCGGCAAAGGTAGCGGACAATCCGGCGGAGGTCGTGCAAACCGGAATACGAAGCCCTGCTCTGGGAGCGGTCCAGGCGGGGGCCGCGGTGGCGGCAAAGGTGGCGGACAGAACCGATGAGCAAGAAGCGCTTGCAGGTTGACGATCAGGAGAAGACTTATGTGCGCGTGGGCAATGTGCGTGTGCCTGCCTATATTGCGAGGAGGCCGTCGAGGAAAACGCAAGGGCGGAAGCGATAAATGGGCACTAAGATGCGCTGGTTTGACAAGGAGCGCAAAGCCGAGATTAAGGAGCGAGCTACCCTGGCTGTCAAGCGGGCGGCTGCGTTCGGAGTTGGCTCAGTGCGCCAGGAGATTACTAGCCAAAACCTCATTGATACCGGCAACTTGCTCAATAGCATCGCCGATAGTGTGGTAAACTGGGACCGGGGCCGCGTGGGCACCAATGTATTTTACGCTATTTACCTGGAGTATGGGACGCGGCGGATGCCGGCGAAGGCCTTTATGCGGCGGGGTATGGAGCACGATGCCAACAAAATCAAGCGGGTAATTCAGGCGACAATGGCAGGAGGCTAAGATGTCTGCTGATCTGGCGAAGGCAATCTGGGCGCGATTGACTGCGGAGTGCGAGGATGCCGAAGGCGTTTATCCTGTCCGGCTGCCCGATGATGCCGACTACCCGGCGCTCGTCTACCAGCAGATCACCGGCCCGCGCAGCTATACCCTGACCGCCGAAGCAGGGCCGCACAGGACGACCTGGCAGATAACCGCCTGGGGTGAAACCTATTCTGACGCTAAGGGGCTGGCAGAGGCCGCCGTTGCCGCATTAAGCGCGTGGGTAGAGGAGAGCGGCGACAACGTAACCGACGCGGTAGCGTTTGTGGCCTCTGAGTTTGATCTGTATGACCCTGCCAGCAGATTGTATTATGTACCGATTGACGCAACGATTCTGTTTGTACCGTAGGAGGTAGAGAAATGGCAACGAGCGGAAACAGAGCATTTGCAACCACGCTGATATATACCACCGGCTCTAAGACGATCGGTGAACTGACCAGCATTGGCGGAATTGAACTGACCGCCGACACAATCGAGATGACAAGCCACCAGTCCACGTCTCATTACCGGGAGTTTATCCAGGGCATGATCGACGGGGGCGAGGTAGCATTTGCCGGCGTTGCTGTGCCGGGTGATAGCGGCCAGGCCCAGGTGTATACGCACTTTGCAGCCGGGACCGCCCAAGAGCTTACGATCACTTTCCCCGATTCATCCAACTGGGTATTCGATGGGATAGTGACCAGCTACAAGGCGGTCAATAGCGCGGAACTTGAGGGGAAACTGGAGTTCACGGGCACATTCAAAGTCACTGGAGTGCCGGCGTTCTCGACGAGCTAAGGGATTAGGCCACAACTGACCAGCCCGTTAGCCTCGCTTCGGCGGGGCTTTTTTATTGAATCGCATTCTACCAGCTAAGGGAGGCAATAAATGAGCCGTGATATTAGTCCTGATGTGAGCGTTGACGGGTTGAATCTGCGCCTGGATATGACCGCGCTCTTTGACTTTGAGCAACGCGCCGATATGACTGTCTCTGAGTTCCTGTCCCCAGTGATTGATATATTGCAGGGGGAGGAGTTTGGGGCGATGGATGATGTGCCGGAGGAAGAGCGCAACCGCGTGGGCCTGGGGCTGCTACAAAAGGTGCTGACCTCTGGGGTTGTGGCGGCGAAGTCCCTGCTTATATTGATCTGGGCTATGGCCGGTGGGGAGGATCTGGAGCAGGAGCCGCGCGAGTTTGGCCGGCGCATTAACTGGGAAAACCGCGCAGATATCGCAGCGGCTATACTCCAGGCCATTAAGCAGGGGCAGCCAGAGAAGTCTGATGATGACGAGGACGAGGAAGATGCCGCCGGCGAGGACCCTACCCCACGCCCAGAGTTGCTGACTACTGGGCAGTAGCACGGTTAGAGTTCGGTATCACTGACGCCGAGTTTTGGCACCTGACGCTGCGCGAGTATATGCTGCTTTTCCGGCAGTTGCGGCGACAGCTACAGCGGCAGGAGCGCCAGAAGGATATTCGGGCAGCCCGCCAGATGGCACTGACGGCAAACTGCCTGGCAAAGCGCAATAGCCGGAAGCCGTTTACCCCCGAGGACTTTATGCCGCGCACCCGACAGACGGCTGAGAAACCGATGGACTGGCAGGCTATGAAGCAGATCGCCCAGGATATGACTGTTGCGCTGGGCGGCGACGTCCACAAGCGGAAGGAGGGCTGAGTATGGGCGGCGGACAGAAGATCGGTGAGATGTTTTACGACGTCGTGGCTAATACCGGCCCTGCCATCCGGGACCTGGACAAGTTCAAGGCTCGCGCCGAAGCTGTGGGGCGGAGTATGCAATCGGTGGGCAGGAAGATGACGATGGGGTTGACGCTGCCCATCCTGGGCATCGCCGCTGCGTCCGTGAAGGCCGCCTCCGACGCAGAAGAAATGGAGAGTATGTTCGATGCGGTCTTTAAGAAGTCTTCTGCTGACGTCCGCAAATGGGCCGCTGTCCACGGAGATGCTGTAAACCGTAGCAAGTACGATTTGATGGAGTATGCGGCGTCGTTGCAGGATACCTTCGTGCCTATGGGCTTTGCTCGGGACAAGGCGGCCGTTCTCAGTAAGGCAATGGTCGAGTTGGCTGTGGACGTGGCCTCGTTCAAGAACAAGCTGGAGCCGGAAGTAATTCGGGATTTCCAGAGTGCCATAGTCGGCAACCACGAGACAGTCCGCAAGTACGGAATAGTCATAACGCAGGCGGCGCTCGACCAGGAACTCCTGAATATGGGGTTCGCGGAGGGCGCCCGGAATGCTTCCGAAGAGATGAAGGTGCAGGCCCGCCTGAATCTGATTATGAAGGGCACTACCGATGCCCAGGGGGATGCGGCCCGCACGGCAGAGAGTTTCGCCAATCAGATGAAGGGACTGAAGGGCGACCTTAAGGAAGTGGCTATTGAGCTTGGCAAGGTTCTGATCCCCGAGCTGAAAAACCTCATAAAGGATGGGAAACCCGTCCTGGAGTGGTTGAAAGAGCTAACACCAGCGCAGAGAGCTTGGATGGTTAAGATCGGTCTTACGGTGGCCGCCATAGGCCCGCTCTTAATAGTGGTGGGCAAATTGATCACCGCATTTGAGGTTCTGGCTGCCACAGCAACGAGCGCCTGGGCAGCAGTCTCTGGGCCGGTGGGAATAAGTGCTGCTATTGGTGCTGGGGTTTACATTGGTGCCAAGAAGATTGAGAGTACGATAGAAGCAGGTCGCGAGAGACAAATGGCGCAGATGGAGCGCGTCTATACTGGCCAGGGCCAATACGGGGAAGTGACTGGCATCGGTGCTGCCCCTGCGCCGACTTGGAAGCAGCGTGTAGGTAGCGCAGTCCAGGGCGTTGGCAGTTGGTATGAAGGGGTAACTGGTGGCGCCCCTCCCGGCCTGGCCGGTCTGCTGGAGAAGGGCTTCGGCGAAGAGTACGGGCTGCAAGTAGCCGATATGGGCGAGCAGTTTGACGCCCTGGTGAAGCTCGTTTACCAGTTGGCAGCGGGAGCCAAAGAGGGCAGCGAGTTCGCGTCGGCCCTTGACATAATGAAGTCCCAGTTGTCTACGGCTAAGCGCGAGGCTGAGGGCTTTGAAGATTTGATGGCCCAGATGATTGAAACACTGATCCGGACGGGCCAGATAAGCGAGAAGGTCGGCGACCAGCTACTCGAATTGTGGATACCCTTTACCCGGGGCGCAGAGGAGGTCACTGAGGAAGTCGCTGATTTTGGTCAGCAGGCATTGGACGGTTTGATAGCCGACTTCACTTCCCCGGAGGCCATGCGGGTCATCAGCGAAACTTATGATGCAATGGCGCAGGAAAAGTTAGCGGCAGAGCAACAAGTAGCAGATTTGGTCAACCAGACCCAGACGGAGCAATTAGACAGCTACTTACAGATGCAGCAGGAGATTGCCCAGGAAGCCGCTGACGTTGCTGGGCTAATTCAGGACATACAGATGGAGCAGATGGCGGGGCTGTTTGAGGCGGAGGGCATTGACCCAACCAACTTTGAGCAGGTTATGGCCGCCTGGAAAGAAGCAATAAAGAAGATGGGCAAGGAGGGCGCCGACTTTGCAGACTCCCTCAAGTCCGCCCTGGGTAACGCTATCACTGAGGGCATTATGGCCGGCAAGATGAGTTGGGATAGTCTCATCGATATGATTGAGCGGACGGTGATCAATGTAGCAGTCAACGCGCTGGTAAGCGGCGGGTCGGTCGGGGGCGCGCTGAGTAAGATACCAGTCATCGGCGGCCTTCTGAGTGGCATCGGAAGCATCTTCGGCCTGGCCGGTGGCGGTACATTGCAGACGGCTGGCTCGGTTATGGTCGGGGAGCAGGGGCCAGAATTACTCAGCCTCCCCGCCGGTGCACAGGTTAGCCCACTGGGCAAGCTGGGCAACCTCACCACAGTCATTGAATTGGACGGGCGGGAGATCGCTCGTAAGATGCTACCCCTCCAGGCACGCGAGATGCAACTGCGGGGGGTTATGTAATGAGCGAAGTCTATGTTTATAGCGCATCCCTTGATAACACAGTGCGTAAGATTGACTCCGATGGTCACCAGGTCTGGTCGTTCACTGGGCATACTGACGATGTTTACTGCGTAGCCGTGGACGCAGATAACAATGCCTATTCTGCCTCCAAGGATGGCACAGTACGCAAGATCAATTCACTGGGCGTCCAGCAGTGGTCTTTCACAGGGCACACTGGCGCGGTCTGGGGAGTTGCCGTTGATGCCGATGGCATTGTCTATTCCGCCGGTGCAGATGGCACAGTTCGTAAAATCAGTGCTGCTGGCGTGCAGGTTTGGTCATATACTGACCACAGCGATGAAGTGCGGGCGGTTGCCGTTGATGCCGATGGCATCGTTTACTCCGGCTCAGAGGACGACGAAGTCCATAAGATAAGCGCCGCCGGTGTCAATGTCTGGAAGTTCACCGGCCATAGCGATGATGTTTTGGGAGTTGCCGTTGATGCCGATAGCATTGTCTACTCCGCGTCTGCCGATAACACAGTCCGCAAGATTAGCGCGGCGGGTGTGCAGGTCTGGTCATATACCGGCTTTAGCAATGATGTTCTCTGTGTAGCTGTAGATAGTGATGGCAATGTCTATGGTGGCTCGTACGATAACACTATCGATAAAATCACTTCCGCCGGTGCTGAGGCG